AGCCTATTTCATCGAGTTTGATTTCACAAATATGGCTGATACCGCGCCGACTATTTCATCGGCTGTCGTTTCGGCTAAAATTGTCAGCACAGGAGTAGATGCAACTGCGACTATCACAACGGCGGGCAGTCAGACCGTTTCCGGAAGCTCTGTTAATGTCTGGGTCAAGGCGGGAACCACCGGAACCGACTATCAGATAACCTGTGTTGCAACCGCCTCAGATGGTTCAGTTTACGAACTTGAAGGTCTGATGCTGGTCGTGGATGTGCCTCTTGCCGCTCCGACAGCAATCACAGGCCCCGGATGTGTCGTTCCTCCGGTGATTGAGCCGATATCGTTGGCGGAGTTACAGACACATCTGCGCGTTGATTGTGCCGACGAGGATGAATCCCTGACAGGCCTTATCTCATCGGCAAGGCAGGCTGTTGAAAATATCACCCGGCGAGGATTACTGACCCAGACCCATGATTATTGCCTCAAGGATTGGCCTGATGAGGACTTTATCAAATTACCTTACGGGAACCTGGCGAGCGTGACATCCGTTAAGTGGAAGGACACGGACGGGACGGAAACAACCTTGACGGTGACAACCGATTACCTGGTCGAGACTAATCAGGCCAAGTGTGGGCGGATAGTTTTGCCGTATGCCGAGAGTTGGCCGACCGGCGATTTATTTCCGAGCAATCCGATTACTATCAGATTCGTTTGTGGGTGGACAACGGCGGCTTTAGTGCCTTCTGAAATCCGCTCGGCTGTCAAGTTCGCGGCAGAGGATGAATATTATCACGGGGACCGGAGCGACGTTTTGAAACCTATTATCAATCGGCTCCTAGCGAGTTGGCGGCTCTGGGACGAGTTTTAAATGAGACTGACGACAAGCCCGAGCGAATTGAATAAGAGGGTCACGGTGCAGGTTGCAACGCAAACGGCGAACGGCCTCGGCGGTTTTACTACTGTTTGGGCTGACGGGTGCAAGGCGTATGCGGCGATCTGGCCTGTAAGTGCTTCAGAGATGGTGAAAGCCAACACTATGACGATGGTTGTCACGCACCGGATTCGGATTAGGTACTGCGCGGGCGTAGTTGAACCGGATAACAGAATCAAATTCGGGACACGGTATTTCTCGATTGTGAGCATCATCAACCCGAATGAAGATAATCTTTGGCTAGACCTACTTTGTAAGGAAACGGTCGGTACATGAAGAATTTTTACACAGCTCTATATAGTCTTTTCACCGCGACAACCGGAGGGGTGCATAACTCTTTCTATACGGCTGTCGGCGGGCGACTGTACGACCACGAAGCACCGCAGGGGGCGACCTACCCCTATGCCGTCTATCTTCATGTTGTCGGCACTCAGGACGATACTTTCAAGGATGAACATGATGATGTCCTGATTCAATTTTCCATCTTCTCGGATAAGATTTACGATTCAACGGAAGTCCATGATGCCATGACCGCTTTAAAGGCATTGTTTGACGATGCAACCCTGACAGTTACCGGCGGGACGGTTTGTTTAATGTATAGGCAGCAAGACGGATTGCAGAGGGAGGATGTTGACACGGTAAGCGGGTCACAACGGGTTTGGCATTTTCATTGTGATTACCGGATTGTCCTCGAAAGGACATAGAAAGGATTATCGGCATTATGGCAATAAAGACAGCCGAGAAGGTGAATAAAGGTTAATGCTGCCACACCCTGAAACATTTTGGCAGGAAGTCTCAGCAAGAGAAAACTGGCGAGATTATATTTTGCCGAGGGGAAGCAAGGATGTTTTGGATGCGGAAGGGTTGGAGGAAGCCAGTAGGCTGTTTTATTTTTTCGATAGCGCAAGCACGGTTGTTGATTATGGCTGCGGTATTGGCCGGGTCCTTCAATATGTGGCGGAAAGGGCTGGTCATGTTGTCGGACTTGATATCAGCCAAAACTATCTGAACCGGGCAAAGGGGTTCATTAAAAAGAACAATGTGGCTTTTTATCAGTCAGGTGAATATCAGAAAGAAAACGTGGCTGACCTTGTTTATTGCCTTATGGTTTTACAGCACAATGACCAGGCACACCGGGGAAGGATTATGGGGCATATCCACACGATACTAAAAACGGGCGGGACGGCAGTTGTCAACTTCCCCCGTTATGAGAGTGCCTACTATAAAGAAGGCACGTTTATTCACAAGTTTAAAAAAGAAGAGGTGGCGGCCCTGGGGTCCATGTTCCGGTCATATCGAATTATAGAGGGAAACCTTCCAAACTATGAAAGGGAATACACCGGGGCCAACGAATACTTTTTGATAGGGGTCAAATGAAGATTCTCGTAACAGCAAGATACGTTTCAGGCGATTCGGTGGAGGGCGGCTCAAGCCGTTTCATGCGGTGCGTCATTGACACCCTTAGAAGCATGGAGCACGAGGTTATTGCCACTAGCAAACCGGCAAGCTACGTCAAGGACAAATTCGACCTGATTATATGCAGTCACCATGAGCAACTTGAGGCTATCAGGATGAACCCCGCCCGGAAGATATGTATTTCTCATGGCATTATAGGGGATGAGATGTTTCACCCTGGGGCCGACCTTTATGTTTCTATCAGTGAAGAGGTGTTCTCCTACAACCTCTTTATGGGCCAAAGCAGTGAGGTAATCGGGCAACCGATAGTCATAAGGGAACCGAAGCGGCCCGGTAACGAGTTGAGAAATATCCTGATCATCAGGCGCGAGTCAGTTTCCTCAGACCCATTTGCTTTCTTGAAAGAGAAATACGCTGTCAGATATAGTGATCTGTCCATCCCGATTGAGGCGCAGATAGATTGGGCGGACCTGTGCATTACTCTCGGGCGCGGGGCATTGGAAAGCATGGCGCAGGGCAAGCCTGTCCTCATCGCCGACAACAGGCCCCATATCGGCCTGTGCGGTGATGGGTATGTAAATGCGGACAACATAAACGAAATCGCCCGGTGCAACTTTTCCGGTCGGCGGTACAAATGCACCCTGACCCGCGAATGGATTCAAAAGGAACTGGCTAAATATAACCCGGATGATTCGACCTTTCTGCACGATTACGTTTCAAACAACCATGAGGCCAGCATGATTGTTCGCAGGTACCTCCAGGAGGAATCAGGGTTAAAGGTATCGTTCGGGGTCCTGGTCAATGACATAAACCGGCTCAACCAGGTTTTGAGGGAATCATCCCTCCCCGGCAAGGTGCACTACATCACCATGCCGACAGATGCAACCCCCGGACTCAACAAACTGCTTACCATCATGGAAAGCGATGGCGCGGACGTTGGAATTTTGACCCATCAGGATATGTATTACCGGCAGGGATGGCTGAGTAGGGTAAAGGCAAAACTCGCGGAACTTCCTGATTCATGGATTGTCGCCGGTATCATCGGCAAGGATATGCGGGGCCAGTTCAGCGGACGTTTCCACGATATGCGGATACCGTTGTTTTTTAACCACGGCATTTTGCCCTGTGAGGCATCCTGTTTTGATGAGTGCTGCATTATTGTCAATCTCAAAAAGGGATTCCGGTTTGACGAAACATTGAAGGGTTTTGATTTGTATGGCTCGCTCTGCGTTTTGCAGGCGCAGGAGATGGGCGGGACGGCATGGATTATTGATGCGTTTGCGGAGCATTACTGTATGAGGGGTTTTGATTGGCACCCCGACGAGGTATTCAAGTCACGGTTCAAATGGCTTTATCAGAGGTTCCCGAACGCGAAACGGATTGATTCAACCGTGATCGGAGTTCCGGAAGATAGGTGGATCGACGAGAAAAAAGAAAAGGCGGCATAAAATAAGTCAAAGGAGGACTTTAAGATGAGTATAGGCGGAAGATTAGCGAAGGTTGTCTATAACGGCAACACCATAGCGGGACTTGGAACCTGGAGTCTGTCCGGATTTGTTCCTGATGTTCAAGAGGACACGGCATTCGGGGACACTGTTAAGAAATGGGTCCGGGCCGGGATCGACGATGCTGGCGAGGTTTCTTTTGCCGGAAATTATGACCCGACTGACACAGGGGGGCAGGTTGCCATCAATGCCCTGTCAACCGTTTCCGACGGTGTAACCCTGCTCTATTTTTATGAAAACGCAACTAATTTTTGGAGGGTGGCGGCTGGTGGTGAAATCGTCATTACTAAATTCAATGCTATCTCGATGGCGAAAAATGCGCTCGGGACAATCGAGTTCACCGGCAAGATTTCCGGGAAAGCAATGGAACGCAAGTAAGCCGAAAGGCGGAAAGGCAGTTTATGTTTTTTGATCTTGAAGCAGCACAAGGCGACTGGTTCGCGTTCTTTGAGAGTAGGGTTGATCCGGCTTCTGGCGAAATCGTTTATGACGAACCGAAGCCGGACGCCGCAGAGTTCTGCATCCGCAGCTTGCAGCCTTTTTGGGAAGAGAGATTAGGGGGAAGGAAAAGGGAATATAAATTTGTCAACAACCCCAAGTCTCACGGAATGGAACGGGTAGGCTACTATCCGGACCTGTCCTATGAGGAAACGAAGAAGGAACGCGACGATGCCCTTGATTACGCGATTACCGGTATTCGCAATGCGAAGTGGGCGGAAGGAACAGACATTGAATGCACAAGGGATAATAAGTTGAAACTCAGAAAGATCCCAGCCTTTGACAGATTCCTGGGCCGGGTGTGGCAGATCCTTGACAGCGCGGGCGTGAAGGACAAAGAGGCCGAGTCCGAAAAAAACTGATCGAGTGGGTAGGATGGCATGATGAATATCTGCCCACTTGCCCCGCTTGCAAGGTACTCGGTGCTTATTCCAAACAGGGAGAAACAGCCTGTCTATCGTGCCGGGTAGAATTACAGGAAGAAAACGAAGAACCTGCATCGGTTTTTTTGACAACACGGCGGCAGGTGGTAACGGCGGGAATGGGACAGGTGGTAGATATTAGCATCCCGGCAATTAAAGCAGTTATGGATATTAACGGCGTTAAGGACCAGCGGCGGTGCTTGAGTAAGGTAGTTAAACTGTTTCACCATTTTAACAGGGAGAAACAATGAGGGTTCAAAATTGGAATCCAAATGCATATGACCAGATTTTCGAGGATGTTTGTATTGAACGCCTTGTAAAAGCAGCCGAAACGGTAGCGTTAAATGTTCGGCAGCGCTGCC